GTCCAGCAAGGCGCTTACAACGCTGAGTTCAACCTCAAGCTGATGATCTCTCCCGTGCCTTTCCTGGGCATGGAAGGTGCCGTTCAGCAAGACGCAGCCGTTATCCCTCTGATCGAAGCTCGCATGAACGATGCGACCAACGTGATGATGGACGCAATGGCCACCTCGCTGTACAACAACACGACCAACACGCAGCAGTTCACTGGTCTGCCGCTGGCCGTGGCCGATTCCGGCACTTACGGCAACATTGACCGCTCCACCTATACCTGGTGGAAGAGCAAGCAGTACGCTGCAGGCTCGGTCAACCCGACCCGTCAAAACATCCTGCAGTACATCTCCGGCACCGTGAAGAACGGCGCTGAGATGCCCAGCTTCGGTGTTTGCGGCTTCGGTACCTGGACGCTTTTGGCCCAAGACTTCGTGGGTCAAGAGCAGTACGTCATCACCCCTGGCTCTGGATTCGACGGCGACCCCAACGGGCCGCAGGCTGCATTCCGCGCCCTGATGGTGGCTGGCGTGCCGATCTATCCCGATCCGTACTGCCCGGAAGGCACGGTGTACTTCCTGAACACCAACTACCTGTCGCTCTACATCCATGAGCAGGGTTCGTTCGTGTTCACGGGCTTCGAGAGCACCCTGCCGAACTGGCAGATTGGCTACGTCGGCGCGGTTTTGATGATTGCCGAATTGGTAAACGTCAAACCCAAGGCGATGTCCAAGGTGACGGGCTACAACTACCTCACCCTGTAAGGAGTAACTCGTCATGGCACTCGGACTCAACAAAATCCTCGTTGCAGGCGCTCTGACCAACTCGGCAGGCGCTTACTGGCAGACCACTACCGTCACCGCCACCACGGCTGGTGCGCGTGTTCCTGCCGGTACCTACCTGATGTTTCCCACGGCTAACGTGACGGTCACCGCTAACAACGGCTCGACCATCACCACGCTGATGGCTAACAACACGGGTGGCGTGCTGATCTCTGACGGCATTAACGTGTTCGTCAACGCTGCTTCCACCAACACCACCGTGACCTTCGTCACTGTGGATGGCGGTGAGGCTGTGTCCGGCACTTACAACTCGTAAGGAGCCGATATGAACGCGAATCATGTAGGCGCTCTCTATCCTGACCGATTCGGCAGCTTCGGCGTTGGCAAAAAAGCCACCGTGGACATTGGTTCCACGGGTAACGCCGTGGCTACCATCTTCATGGATGGGGGCACTAGCTACATCGTTCGCCGTATCGTTGTTGCAAACGCCAACAAGAGTATCGCCACTGGCAACGTCAGTGTTCTCACCAGCAATGATGGGAACACGAGCAATGCTATTGGCGCTGCAACTACGTTGGCAAACATCACCAGCACTTCGACCTTCCAGGATATGACGCTTGCAGCTGGCGCGGCTACTACCGTGTACAGCGCAGGTGCTCTGTTCGTGAGGGTCAACACTGCGGTGTCTGGTGGCACTTGCGACATCACGGTCTTCGGTGACGTTGTGACGCTATGAGTGATGCGCTCTACATAACCAATGGCACGGAGCAGAATTTCTCTGCGGAGTTCTGCAACGTGACCTACGAGTTCAAGGCGGGACAAACCACGGCTATGCCAGTGGCTGCAGCCCGTCATGTCTTTGGTTATGAAGACGCTGACAAGATGCCGTACCTGATCCGCTTGGGTTGGGTACGGCTCAACACCGAATACGAACAAGGATTGGAGCGTCTCGGTAAGATTACGATCTCTACTGAAGCTCCCAGCAAAGGCCGCTCGTTACCCTCGGCGGCTGGTGTCGTTCCCCTGCTCGTTGAAAAACGGGCAGCGGGGAAAGCCAGTCCTAGGGTCGCTTGATATGGACGCTACATGGCAACACTATCTTCCTATCTCACGGAAGTGCAACGCCTCTTGCACGATGCAAATAGCGTCTTTTGGAGCGAGTCGGAACTAACCGACTACATCAACGAGGCTAGGGAAGAGGTTGTACGCGACACCGGCTGTCTGCGTACCCTGCAGATTTCCTCTACGCCTTTAGCACCGGACGGCACAGCTGCCACCATCTGGGCAGAAGGTGCAACTGTCACGACTGGCAGCTACATCTTCTCCAACATCTTCATCTACGAAGTGGTGTCAGGCGGTGTGCTCGGCACTTCTGCGCCTCCCTACCCCAGTGGGGCCAACGTCTTCCCGCCCAGCACCAACTTCACGGACGGCACAGCCACACTGCGCTATGCTGCCAATGCTGAAATCATCCCCTACTCGGCTCTGCCGCAGGGAGATGAGACGCTAGATGTACTGAACGTCACGCTTTACTGGGGTAATTCACGCATTCCGCTGCGCTATCTGGCGTGGTCTGACTTCAACGCACAGGTGCGTTACTGGCAGAACTACGTGGGCAGACCCGTGTGCTTTTCCACCTACGGGCAGAAGTCTATCTACATCTCGCCCGTACCCGACCAGTCTTACACCATCGAAGTCGATACCGTGCGACTTCCGCTGCCCTTGAGTCTTGCAACCCCCAACGTGGTTGACGAGATCAAGGCTCCGTATACCAACCCTGTTCAGTTTTACGCAGCCTACAAGGCCAAGTACAAGGAGCAGAGCTACGGAGAAGCGGAAATCTTCAAACAACAGTACCTCAAGGATGTGCAGGGAGTGCTCAACTCCGTGTACACCCGCCGCATCCCCAATCCATACTCGCAGATTTAAGTCATGGCAGCGGCTGAGCAGAAGAAGTCCTACGCTGTCATCAAGAACTTCCTTGGTATCAACACCAAGGCTAACCGTACTGCGATTGACGAAAAAGAGTTCGCCTGGATTGAGAACGCCATGCCCATCGGGTTTGGCAACATCAAGATCGTTCAGGCCCAGAAGCAGACCGTAGACAGCACCGCCAACAACGTGGTGTTTGGCAACACGGTCACGCACATCAGCTCTGCCAACATCGACCTCAATGATTACATCATTGTCTTTAGCGAGAACGGTGCAGCACAGTATTTCGACCTCACCACACAGACAAAAGGCAACGTAGCCCCCAGTGGCACCTTTTCCGGTGGTGATGCCAACACCGCTCAGTACAAGAACGAGCGGGTCATCATCGCAGACCCTGAGAACGGGCTGTACAACTGGAATGGCACAAGCCTGGTCAGTGGCAATTCTGTAGGTTTTATCGGAATCACCAACCCAGGTTCTGGCTACACACAGGCTCCGCTGGTTACCATCTCGGCTCCCAACGAAGCCAACGGCGTACAGGCTCTGGCAGAGGCCACTATTTCCACCGCAGCTGGTGGAGTGCGTGCCATCACCGTAGACGCTCCCGGCAGCGGCTACACCTCTGTCCCGCTGGTCACGATCTCCGCTCCTGACATTGCAGGCAGCATCACCGCCAAGGCTACAGCTGCGCTTGCCAGTGGAAACGTGGTGTCTGTCACCGTTACAGAACCAGGCACCGGCTACATCAAGACGCCAACCGTCACGATCACAGACGGTGGTGGCTCCAATGCCAATGCCATAGCCACCATCAGCACGGGTTCTGTCACGAGCATCTTCCTGACAGAAGCAGGCTCAGGCTATACCTCACCTCCTAGCGTCACCATTGAGGCTAGCCCAGGCGGCACCAATGCCACTGCCATTTCACAGCTGACCACCTTCAAGAAGGGCACCGTCTCTGTGGTGGTGACGAGTGGCGGCACTGGTTACAGCAACGCAGCCAACGTGGTGGTGACCATCGGTAACGCCACGGGTTACACCACGCAGGCCAACGCCACTGCCATCGTCAGCGGCAACACCGTCAACCAGATCATCATGACCAACCCAGGAGCAGGCTACACCGCCTCTTCCAACGTGGTAGTCACGATTACAGGTGGTGGCGGCAGCAACGCAGCAGCCAAGGCTATCGTCAACACCGACGACGTGCAGGATGTAGCGACCTTCGGTGGTCGTGTCTGGGTAGCATCAGGGAGAACCCTGTACTACTCCGCTGCAGACAGCGCAACTGACTTCACTTCTGTTTCCGCAGGCTCGCTCACACTCAGCGACTCTACCCTGCGCGGGAACATCAAGGCTATCGTTTCTGCCAACAACTTCCTGTACATCTTTGGCGAGACGAGCATCAACATCATTTCTGACCTGCGTGTGACCCCAGAAGGCACCACGCTGTTCACGAACACCAACGTTAGCGCCAGTATTGGAACAGGTCGTACAGACGCCATCTTCCCGTACTTCCGCAGTCTGCTGTTTATGAACGACTACGGGATGTACGCACTGGTGGGTTCCACCACCAGCAAGCTGTCAGACCCGTTGGATGGCATCTTCCTGAACATCGACTTCAACGAGCCGATTACAGGTGGGCAGGTGCTCATCAACAACATCCTGTGTGCGGCTTTCAACTTCACCTACAACGACCCAACCACCAATCCTGCAACTCCACGGCAGATTCAGGCCGTGTTTTTCGACAAGAAGTGGTTTGTCACGAGTCAAGGCAGCATTGACTATGTGACTTCTGTGCCGTTTGGGGGAACGATCAAGCTCTACGGGGTGGATGACACCGACCTGTACCAGTTGTACGCAGACCCTGCGGCCAACATCAACAGCACCATCCGCACTGCGCTCATGCCGCTGGGTGACCCCATCCGCACCAAGCAGGCACTGAAGTTTGGTATTGAGGCAACGCTTAGCTACGCAGCCACGCTGAATGTCACGGTAGACAGTGAAACTGGTTCTAGCCCTGTGTACACGGCTGAGAACTTCATCAATTGGACTAACAACCTTGGCAACACGGTTGAATGGACTAACAATGCGATGGAGACGGTTGGGTGGCTTACGGTGTCTGGGTACTACCTGTACAAGTCAGATGCCCAGCAGTATGGAAAGTATCTAGGTTTGACGCTCACAAGCACTGGCCCAGGCTTTGTCGTCAACACGTTCGAGATGGAACACGAACTAAGAGTGAGGTTCTGAAATGACTGTCCCGTATTCTTTTGCCAACGCGACTGTTTCTATTCCGCTGTCGCAGCTGGACGCCAACTTCAACACGCCCATCACGTTGGGCAATACCGCCATTCAGTTGGGCAACACGGTAACCACGCTCAACAACATGACGCTGGCTAACGTGACCATCAGCAGCGGCAATGTCACGATCACAAATGTGTCTGTGACGACTGCCAACGTGACCACGCTCAACGCCGCGACAGTCATTGCCACGACGGCTAACGTCACCACTGCCAATATCACGACTGGAAACGTCACCACAGCCAACATCGTCACTGCCAACATCACCACCGGCAATGTGACGAACATGAGCAGTGGCAACGTGGCGATTACGGGCGGCAGCATCAACGGCACCACGCTAGGCGCTAGCACCGCAAGCACGGCCAACGTCACCACCCTGACCACTTCCTCGACGGTCACGATCAACGGAGGAACCGCCAACGGAGTGGCCTACCTCAATGGCAGCAAGGTGCTGACCACGGGGAGTGCGCTGACATTTGATGGGGCGACGCTGGCGACCACAGGAAAGTTTGGGATTACAGGCAACGGCACTCAACCCGCAGATGCCGAACTTGCAATTGGCACGAACTCGATTGGAACCAGATTCCGCTACAACGTCCCTAGCGGAGGCGAACATAACTTCACTGCCGCCAACGTCGTCATTTCATGGCAGAACAACAGCAGCCACGGCTGGCTGTTGGGCGGCTCCGAACAAATGCGCCTGACCTCTACCGGGTTGGGCATTGGGACGAGTTCGCCGGGAACAAAACTGGATGTTGTGGGCGCGATACGAACATCGGTCGCATCTGGCAACTCTGCAATCAACATTAACAATTCGTCATTGACTGGCAAATCGTGGGACTTTCTTCCGAACACCGCCAGCGGGGAAAGCGACTTGTTGTGGTATTACGGAGGTGCAAGCGCTGGAGTTCGGATGACTCTGACCAACTCCGGCAACCTCGGTCTGGGGGTGACGCCGAGTGCTTGGAGTGCCATTAAGGCGATGCAAGTTGGGACTGCTGCATCGTTCAGCGGGGGAAGTGGGTTCAATGATGCGTTTGTTGCGTCGAATGCTTTTTACGATGGCGCTAACTGGAAATACATCAACAGCAATCCCGCGTACTATGCAAGCGTAGGCGGCTCCGCTGCGGCTCGTTGGTACACCGCAGCCTCCGGCACCGCAGGAAACGCCATCAGTTTCACGCAGGCGATGACGCTGACGGCTGCGGGTGACTTGGGGGTGGGGGAAACTAGCCCAGATACTCGGGTTCATATTTACGGCGCAAGCACTGCTGGTCGCGGGCAACTGTACATTCAGGGCAGCAGCACGACCTCTCGCTTTGTAATGGCAAACAGTTCAGATGCATACGCTCTGAACACCTATGGCGACTCGTCAACATCGCTTGTCACTTGGGATGCTGGTAGCGGGTACTCGTTCCGATGGACTGTTGCAGACACCGAACGCGCACGGATTACGTCGGGTGGGGATTTGTTGGTGGGAACAACAAGCGCGTTATCTTCAGTTTCTGGCTCCTCTCAAGTAAAAATTGGTGAGGCCGGTATTCAAACTACCAGTCAAGCAATTTCTGCCAACACCGCGACCACAATTGCAAGGTCTGGCTCTGGTGGTGTTGCTATTGTTGCGGGTTACAACGGTACAGGACAGTATTCGGCAATCGTACTTTTCAAGTACGGCGGAACCGCCACGAGCGTTGTTGGAGTGCTAAACGATACTGGGAGCACCATTACTTATTCAATCTCAGGTGTAAATCTTCAAATAACGTCTTCACTTGCTTTAACCAACGTTACAGTTACCTGTATTCGCTCTGCTTGAAAAAAATTATTATGAACATCATCGCTGAATTGCAATCCCTCCGCGCTCGGGTAGCGCAACTTGAAGCCAAGTAAGAAAGGAAACTGAAATGGCTACGACTTTTAACTGGGTAATCTCTGCCCTTGATTGCTACCCTCAAGCCGAGGGTGAAACTGATGTGGTCTTCAATGTACATTGGAGTTGCAATGGCACTGACGGCACCTTCAATGGCTCTGTTTACAGCACCTGTGCTGTGACCTATACCGCAGGCTCACCCTACACGCCCTACGACCAACTGACACAAGATCAAGTGTTGGGATGGATTTGGGCCAACGGCGTGGACAAGAACGCCACTCAGGCGGCTGTTGCACAACAGATCGCCAATCAGGTCAATCCTCCGGTGGTTAGTTTGCCTTTGCCGTGGGCTGCTTAAAAGCACTGTGGTACGAGGCGTTGGCGGTATTGCTTATCGTCTTTTCACACCTGTTTGTGAACTGAAAGTCAGGACACGTTATGGTTAACGCACCTTTCACACCATCAGGCAACACGGTCACGTTCACGGCCAACACGAGTGCAGCCACACCTGTGCAGGCGGTGTCCACCACGCTTGGTGGCAACCAGTACCGTGTCATCAACGCTGGCAGCAATACCGTGTTTATGGGTGTTGGAGGCACTGCAGCAGCTGCTACGGCAAATGCAGCTACCGTGGTGTCCTCTGGTGCTTCCATTCCGCTGTTGGCTGGCACAGACGAAATACTGACCTTTGCGCCAAACTCCTACTTCACAGGAGTTGCGGCTAGTTCGTGTGTCGTCTACATCACTCCTGGTGACGGTTCTTAATCATGCTCAAGACAGTCTCCTCCTATATCAACGCTATTGGTGCGTTGGTCTACAAAGGCACCTGGAATGCCTCGACCAACACGCCTACGCTGCAATCTGGCGTTGGTAACAAGGGAGACTATTACTATGTTTCTGTCGCAGGTACAACCAACCTAGACGGAATCACAGACTGGCAGATTGGTGACTTGGCCGTCTTCAACGGCTCTGTCTGGCAAAAGATAGACAACACAGATGCTGTGCTGTCCGTCAATGGCCAAACAGGTGTTGTAGTGCTCGGCGCTACAGATGTTGGCGCTACTCCCAATACAGCTTATGTCTTGGCAGGAACAGGCATCAGTGGTGGTGGGCAACTCACAGGCAATGTCACCATCAACCTTGCCAACACGGCTGTTGTCACTGGCACATACGGCAGTACCAGCAACATCCCGCAGATAACAGTTGATCAACAGGGGCGCATCACCAGCCTAAGCAATGTGGCGGTGGTAACGGGTGGAACTGTCAGCAATGTGGCCACCGGCACTGGACTGACGGGTGGCCCCATCACAACAACGGGCACCATTTCACTTGCCAACACTGCAGTGACTGCAGGCAGTTACGGTGGCTCTGGTGAGGTTGGCAGCTTTACGGTTGACCAGCAGGGCCGGATTACCACTGCAGCCAATGTCACCATCGTGGCTACCTCAGTAAACCTGAGCAATACATCGGCTAACGCTACGTTTGCTACCGCTAGCCTGCCGCTAGACCCGGAAGGCTATGTCACGGTGCTCATTAACGGTGCGTTCAAGAAGATTCCGTACTACGGTGTGTAATGAACTTCGACGACCTCACCACCGTGAAGTTTGGAGACGTAGACGGCCTGGGCCGGATGCTGTTTGAGAACGGTCTGCAACACCGTTTGTTCTACAACATCCTTGGAGATCAGGGCATAGGCATTCCTGACTATCCCATCATGGAGGCAGACCCTGGGAACTTAGATGACTGGTTGTTTGTGCACAACCAGATGCACCAGGCGCTAGCTTCCATTCTCAACCTAGACAATCCTTTCCAGTTGCTGGATGCAGACTGGAACGTGGAAGAGGACTTCTACGACTGGTTGAGCGTACACGAGACTATTCACCGGCAGATTGCTGCAAGGCTAGGGGTGTGAGATGGCAACAAGACTAGGCACAGAAGGCGAAATGGAGCAGTTTGATGCCGATATGCTTGCTCTTATAGAGCAAGAGCAGGCTGCGCCTTCACCTGCGCCTGCGCCTGCCATGACTGCAGAGCAGATTGCAAAAGCAATCCGTGACCAATTTACGCCAGAAATTGCCAAAGGCACGCCTAAACAGAAGGCTACGCTATACAACTCACTTATCAAGCAAGGCTTTACAGATCAGCAGATTAGAGATGCGCTAGGCGCTCCTCTGGATGACAACTGGCGGCTACTGCAAAGCATTGCTGCAGACTTGCTCAAAGCAGAAACACCTGCTGCTGCTCCTGCTCCTGCCCCAGCTGCAGCTTCAACACAGGCTCCCGCTCCTGCTCCAGCCGCACAAGCATCCGAGATTTCAGATCAAGACATTCTTGCTTTACTAGAGCGAGAGACTGGTGGTGATTTTGTAGCGCAGGAACCTGCGCCTGCGCCTTCACAAGCCCCGGCTCCTGCTGCTGCGACTGTTGTCTCCGCACCTGCTGCCGCACCCGCGCAAGGTGAATCTTTCTTCCAGCGCATCTTTGCTCGGATGTCACAAGCGGAGCGCAACAGCTACGATATGTTGCGCCAGTCTGGTGTCAACGAGATGATTCCGTTGACATCGTTTGACGGCAAAGATTACTTCCAGAACTCTGACGGCACCATCGTAGAGATTGAGCGCACAAGTGGCGCTATGGGTGCCAACCAGACGATTTACTCGCCAGAAGGCGCTGTGATCGAAAAGGCTTTCCTGCCCCGTTACGGTATGGAGCAAAGCCTGCTGCAAAACCCTGCAGTGCAGATTCTGATTTCTGCTGCCATCCCTGCTATTGGTAGCTACATCAGTTCTGCGCTTGCATCTACGGGTGCTATCAGTGCAGCAACAGCAGACATATTGGGCACGGCCCTAGCAAAGATCGGTGTAGACACCGCTGCTGGCAAGGATTTTGGTGATGCTGTGCGAGATGTGGCGTTTTCTACCGCCATTTCTACCGGAATGCCAAACATCGGCAATGCCATTAACAGCGTTGTTGGCGACTCTGCCATCTCTAACGCCATCATGAATGCAGGTGCTGCGGCTGTTCAGGCTGCAGCATCTGGAGCAGATGCAGATCAAATTGTGCGTGCTGCTGCAGGTGCTGTGGCTAGCACTGCTGTTGGCTCTCAACCTGGTGGACGGATTGTTGGAAATGTTGCTGGTGAGCTTGTTCGCACAGGCACCATTTCTCCCAGCACGTTTACCAACATCATCACCAGTGCTGGCAATGTTGCGCTGAATACTCCGCTGCCTGCGGCTGCAGCAGAAGGCATCAAGACGTTGCCTAGCAGCCCTGACACCGGCACACGAGTAGCTACTGAGCCTGCTCTTCCAGAAACCAGAACTACGGTGACGACCACGGGCGGTGGCGAAGGTGGTGGTGGGACTGGCGGTAGCCAAGGTGGAGAGGCGGCTGTAGACCCTAACAGCCAAGAAGTGTTGATTGCTCAGCAGATGCTGCCGCCAGGGTTGCGTATCTTTACCTTCAACCAGCTAGAGGCTGTGAGGGTGTTGTCGCAAACCAATCCTGCGCTTTTGGC